TAAATGCAACAGGAACTTATACAGGTTATTTTACAGCAGGTGGTTCAGACACAAATATTTATTTTGGTAATTTATTTGTCGGTAGCATAGACAACGTAACAGTAGAAGAAGTAAACACAGGATTACAAGGATATTGGAAGATGGGAGATGGTACTAATGATGAGTACCCTGTTATCTATGACCAAACTAATCCTACTTTAGGTAGTAATTTAACATCTCCATTAGATTTTACAACTTGGACAAATAGTACTGCAACTGATATAACTGCTAATTCTTTTACAACAAGTGGTTCAGGTCAAGGAGTTTTTTATAATTTAACAACTAATAAAGTATATCAAATAAATATTAGTGGAGTTACAGGAGATATAAGTATAAGATATAGAGATGGAGGTGGTGCAGGAACAGTTTTAGGTGCATTTGATACAGACCTTTATTTTAACACAAGTGGACTTTCATCCCCTAACATATATATTAGGTCGCTTTCAGCAACTACTGCAACTGTTACTAGTGTTTCTATAAAAGAAGTACAAGGCAACCCAGCCGTTATGACAAATATGTTAGAGGGTAATATCACTAACCAATATCCACTAACAAAGATTAGAAACTACTATAGAATGGGGGATGGTATATTAGATGGTTATCCTATCATACAAGACCAAACAAGTCCTAATCTTGCACATATACCTACTACTAACAATGCTAATCCATCTGAAGTGTTTACAGGTTGGAGTCTTAATGCAGTTACAGTTACAACTAATACTGTAGTTAGTCCTGATGGAACTCAAAATGCAAGTACAGCAACACCAACAACAGCAAATAGTGTTCACTTAGTGTCTACTACAGGAACTAATACTGTTGCTATGTCTATATATGCAAAACAAAATGGATATACTAGATTTAGATTTAATTCAGGTTCATCAGGTAATGGATATGCTTCTTTCAATCTTTCAACAGGTGTTGTCGCAGCTAGTGGTGGTACTTATTTATTTGATAGTGGGATAGAAGATGTTGGTAATGGTTGGTTTAGATGTTTTATGGTTCTTAGGGGTGGTAGTGCTACTAATATGACAATAGCAATAGAGGATAATTCAGGTGGTGTTAGTTTTGCAGGAGATGGTACTTCAGGTATACATATATGGGGTGCGCAATCAGAAGACCAATTACAACCAACAACTTACCTAAAGTCAGATGGTATAGCAGCAGTAAGAAAAGCAACAACTACTAACTTAATATCTTATAGTGAAGATTTTAGTCAAGCTAGTCAATTACAAAATGTTACTTTAACTGCTAATGCTATTACAAGTCCAACAGGTACAAGTAATGGTACAAAAGTATTAAGTTCAGATAATAATAGTAAAGTATCTTATCAAAATATATCTTTTACAAATGGCACTACATATACTTTAAGTGTGTATTGTAGAAATATAGATGCTACTGCTTTAAAATTATTTGTATATAATTCAGGTGGTGGGGATATAACTGATGATTTTACAAGTCAAGTAAACACTACTTCTTGGACAAGAGTAAGTACAACATTTACTGCTAGTCAAACTACATCAAGTGGACAAGTGCAATTTGCTAGAGAATTACCAAATGGACAGTCAGCATATTTTTGGGGTTTACAGTTAGAAGAACAAACACAAGCAGAAACGTATGCTAAAACAACAGGATTACCTGTAACAATAGATTTATTTACAGAAAACAACTATGGTACTATGACTAATATGTCTGCATCAGATATAGTAGAAGATACACCTTAAAAAATTAAAATTATGATATATACAACACCAAACACAAGTTTATTGACAGAAGTAGATGCAGAAGGAAACCCTGTATGTGATTTCTCACAAATAGTAGAAGATTCTCCTGCAACTGTAAGAAAGTCATTAGACGAAACATTATTTATTGCTAAATTTATGGGCGAAACTCCATCTTTTTTAGAAGGACTAGATCAATATACTCACGAGGAGATATTAGCAATAGTAAGAGGTTCTGATTGGACACCTGAACAAGAATAAATTAAATTATGGAAAATATACTAAGTGTAGATTTATCAAGTGAAACAAGTCCTGTCGTACAAGAAGTACGAGGGAGAGAATATATAGAGTATGGTACTGAGCATTGGAGAAACCTTTACCCTCAGTTCTTAATTGACTTGTATTACAATTCTAGTACACACGCAGCTATTATAAACACAACTTCTGAGATGATTGCAGGAGAGGACATTATAGTAGATGAAAACGAAAACCTAGAACAATTTGTTAAACTTAAAAAATTCTTTGCTGAAGCTAATGGTAAAGAAACTTTACACGAAGTAATTAAAAAGATTTCATTTGACTTTAAGCTACAAGGTGCATTTGCTTTGCATATTATATGGAATAAAGCTAAGACAGAAATAGCTGAGATACACCATGTACCTGTAGAGAGAGTAAGAGCAGCAAAACCTAATGCTATGGGTAAAGTAGATTGCTACTATGTTTGTGCAGATTGGAATAATACGAGGACTAACAAACCTATGAAGTTAGCTGCTTTTAATACTAAAGACAGAACTAATCCTAGTCAGTTATTATATACAGGTTTATACAGTCCTAATATGGACATCTATCACACTCCTGATTACTTAGCTGCAAATAATTGGGCATTAGTAGATCAAAGAGTTGCTGAGTTTCATCTTAACAACATATCTAATGGTTTTTCAGGTAGCTATATGATTTCTTTTGCAAACGGAGTACCTACACAAGAGGAGAGATTTCAAATAGAGAGAAGTTTAGCAGAAAAGTTTACAGGTGCTAGTAATTCAGGAAAGTTTGTATTGACGTTCTCAGATGATAAAACTAGAACTCCTGAGATTACACCAATTACTGTAAGCAACGCAGACAAGCAATATCTCGCATTACAGGAACTTTTAGTACAAAACATACTTACAGGTCATAGAGTTACTTCTCCTATGCTTATGGGTATTAAAAACGACACAGGGCTAGGTTCTAATGTTGATGAGATGAATGCAGCTTTTGAGATATACTTAAACACAGTAGTTATACCTTTCCAAAAACACATAGTAAAAACATTATCTAAAATATTTGAAGTTAATGGTATTAATATACCTTTCTCTTTTGTACAAGCTAAACCTATCACATCTAAGTTCACTATAGAAGATATGAAGGAAGTAATGACTGAAGATGAGATTAGAGAAGAACTAGGTCTTAAACCTTTAAGTGATGAAGAACTAACGGCAGAAGATGAAGATAACTACAACTTAGAAAAAGATTGTGATTGTGAAAAGAACAAAGATAATTGCGACAAGAGTTGTTATGAAAAAACTGAGTTAGATGCTTTCTTAGAAACTGTAGAGGATATACCTGAAGGATGGGAACTAATAGATGAAGAAGTTGTAGATGGAGAACACGCAGATTTTGACTTTGAAGAAGAACTAAATCAAATAGCTAGTGAAAAAGTAGAATTAGCTACTACAGGAGTTGCAAGACCTGATAGTAAATCTGAGCAAGATGGTATATCTAAAAAAACATACGATTACTATAGAGTTAGATATGTATATGCAGAAGATAATTTTTTAAGTAGAAAATCAGGAAAACAAAGAGATTTTTGCAAAAAAATGTTAGAATCAAAAAAATTATATCGTAAGGAAGATATTTCTAGAATGAGTACAAAAAGAGTTAATCCAGGTTGGGGTAAAGGTGGTGCAGATACTTACGATATATTCTTATATAAAGGTGGTGGTAATTGTCATCATTTTTGGCTAAGACAAATATACAGAACAGAACTAGGTATATCTGTAAGTACAAAGATAAAGGATGCAGATTTAGTAGGATATACTAAAGCTAGGTCAGAAGGGTTTACTGCTAAGAAAAATGATAAAAGAGTAGCTATAGCACCTAAAAGAATGAAAAATAACGGATTTGTAAAAAAGAGATAATATGGCATACGTTTTATTTATATCAGAAGATAAATTAAAGGATTCAACTGCAATCAATATGAATGTAGATATAGAGTTTCTACTACCTTTTGTTAAACAAGCACAGAAACTTTATGTAGAAACTAAATTAGGTACAGACTTAAATCAAAAGCTAAAAGACCTAATAATAGCAGGAACAGTTAACGACCCTGCTAATGCAAACTACAAAACTTTATTAAATACTTATATAGGAGATATGCTACCTAACTTTGCGTTATATCACGCAATACCTTTTTTACGTTTTAAGATAGAGAATGGAAACATATACTCTAAGACATCAGAAAATGGAGTAGCTTTATCTACGGAAGAAGCACAACATCTAAGAAGTGAAGTTTTAAATACAGGGGAGTATTACATGGAACGTATGATAGAATATATTAAGAACAACATTAGCTTGTTTCCTGAGTACAATACAAATTCAGGTGCAGATGTATCTCCTGATAGCAACGCATACTATGCAGGAATGAATTTAGAAAGACCAAATGGACAAGGCAATAAAATAACTCTAAGAGATTTTTTAACACCTGATCTTACATAATGAAGAAAAGATATAAAGTAAAAGAAGTAAATAAGATTAAATTAAAAACATATTTGACAAATGCCAATACAAAAAACAGTACAGGACACACTAGAAGTAGCAGCAGTAAACGGAACAGTCCTAAGTGTAACAACATTTTCTAATTTAGAACTAGCACTAAAGATTATACTGCTAGTAATTTCAATAGCTTATACTGTAGACAAATGGTATAGTCAAAAAAAGAAGAATGCCAAAAAAAATTAAATCCTACACAGTAATTAAAAAAACTCCTACTAAACGTAAAGGAGTACATTCTAAAAATGCTTCCAAAGGACAATCTGCTTTTAAAAAGAAATCAAGAGGTCAAGGTTAATCTTGTTCTTGATAGAGAAATATTTACAGATAAATCTATTTCAGGTAGGTTGTATCTGAATGAAGAATATGTATGTGATACTTTAGAGAATCCATATATAAACAATGAACGTAACATAAGTTGCATACCTGAAGGTAATTACAATGTAAGGTTGCGTTTAGCTAGAGAGAGTGCTACAAGAGATTATTTACATCTTTTAGTACAAGAAGTACCTAATAGGAGTTATATCTTATTTCATAGAGGGAATGAACCTAAAGATACATTGGGTTGTATTCTAGTAGGAACACATAATCAACAAGACTATGTTAGTAATTCTAAAGATGCTATGGATTTTTTAATAAGAAGAATACTTAACTTAGGTGGCGAAAACATCAAATTATTAATTAAAAATAAATAAAATGAAAAATTGGTTAATTTTAACTATGATGAAAAGTAAGAAATTTTGGTATGCTATCAGTTCTGTAGTTATACCATTAATAGTAACTTATTTAGGTGTAGATGAAGAAACTGCTTCTAAATTATTTTATGCTTGTTTAACTCTTGTTGTTGGACAAGGAATTGCAGATAGTGCAAAGCAATAGATACAGATTAAAACCACACGAGATTGTGGCTTTACAAAAAATGCGAGAAACCAACACTAGGAATGTCCTAGTTGTTGGCGACTTGCACGAACCTTTTTGTCTTGATGGATATTTAGAATTTTGTCAAGAACAATATGAAATTTGGAATTGTACAGATGTAGTATTTATTGGAGATTGCGTAGATAATCATTATACAAGTTTTCACGAAATAGATATTGAAGCAGAATATACAGGTAAAGAAGAACTAGAAGTTGCTATAACTAAAATTGCTCGTTGGTACAATGCCTTTCCTAATGCTACTGTTATTCTTGGTAATCACGACAGAATGATTATGCGAAAAGCACAAACTTCATTAATCCCTAGTAAATGGATTAAGTCTTATAAAGAAGTATTAGAAGTACCTAATTGGAATTTTGTAGATAGATTAGTAATTGATGGAGTACAATATATACACGGAGAAGCAGGTACAGCAAGGACAAAGTGTAGAGCAGATATGATGAATACAGTACAAGGTCATTTGCATACTCAATGCTATATAGAACACTATGTAGGGCAAAATTTTAGAATATTTGGAATGCAAGTTGGATGTGGAATTGACCACGATTCTTATGCTATGGCTTATGCTAAAAGAGGAAAAAAACCATCAATAGCTTGTGGAGTAGTATTAAATGGTACTACACCTATTAACCTCTTAATGCCCTTATAATCAACACCTTACATATATTAACATTCTAATTGTTAATAACTTTTTTAATTACTAAGTTAATTACTTAGTTAATTATTTATATATTTGTATAAATTTTAAAACAAAAATTATTATGAGAAACCATATTGTAA